ATTTATAGCCTCTAATAATAAAACAGTAGCTTCTAAGTTTGTATTCAAAGCACCAATAAAAACTTCTGATAAGAGAGCAATGTCATCAATAATCATATCCATATCAATTCCGGTTAAATCGTGGAACTGTTTTTTTAATTCAGACACATTCCCTATTAAATCATTAATTTCTTCGCCTGCATTGGACATGTTTTGCATTAGTCTATCAAGCTGTTCTTGGTCAAACATAGACTCCCACAAATCACCAAAGGCTGACTTCCCACCTTGAGCATAAGTGTAGTAATCTTCTATAAGTAACAACAATAAAGATATTCCTGCAACTGCAAGAGTAAATGGATTTGCCGACATTATTGCAAATAGACCAGTTAAAGCTATTGCTATATTTTTAATATGTTCAGGCATTTCAATTAATCCGCTTGAAATTCCTTTTACTATCCAGACTATAGACTCTCCAACTCTTACAAAATAAGATAAGAATCTTGCAACTTTTTCAGCTATTTGAGGTAAATTCTTAGAAAGAAGTTCGCTTATATCTTCTGTTTCGCCTTTAATTCTGTCTAACGGACCTGAAACATATTTTGTTAAGTAGAATCCTATCCATTGAGATAAATAAGAAAGAATAACTTTTAATTTCATAAATTCAAGCTGAACAGCCCTAATGTCTCTCATTGAATCTTGAAAGCCTTCTGGTGGTGCAACTGAATTAGCAACCTTTTGCAACTCTATGAATTGATCTCTTAATTCTTCTGAGTACCATAAATCCTCTATGCTTCTTCCTGTTGCTTTTAAAGATGCTTGTATAGCTTTTCCTTGTTCTACACTTACCCACATTTTCTTTGCAAATAACTCAGTGTCCATGTCAGCTTTAGCAAGAGAGGCGAGGTAAGAAGCAATTCCAGAATTCGCAGTTGCCACAAAAGATAAAACAGCAACACCAGCTGAAAGCATTTGGATGTTTGTTGTTGTAGCAAATGAAGTAACTTCGTTTTCAGCTAAATCAAGTATTTTAGAAAACTCTTTAAATTGTCTGTCATTAACCTTAAATCCTAATTTAACTAAATATTCTTTTAACGGTTCGCTCATTATGTCACCTCTCTTGGTCTTTCAGATACTATTTTTTCATTAGCCTTTGAAATAGAAATAACTTCAATGATATCCATTAAGTCATCTAAGTTGTATGTTCCGTCCCAGAGTTCTCTTTGTTTCCAAAAACCATGCGTGACAGGTGTGAAAACAAATTCGTCGATGTTAGGGGCTTTGACAAGATCAAAAGTATTGGTTCCGGAATTAACCCTTTCCAAAGGCTTTCGTCGAAAAAATCCGCAAAATTAAGCTGTAAAGAATCTATTGTTAATCTAAGTAATAACCCAGAATCTATGTCTGTAATTCTAAAGTGTCCAGCATCGTCAAATACTTCAACTAATCCGGATTCTAGCTTTTCAAATACACATGACAATATATCTTTCTGTATACTAGCAAACTCTTCTTTGCTCATAGTCTGGTTTGATTGCGGAAGTTCTATTCCAGTATAACCAGAAATGCCAGCTGGTAGCAATTTTGAAGCCATTACTCCAGCAATATAGCACCCTGTAAGAGCATCAACTTTTTTAATTATAAAAGTTCTTTCTTTGATTACAATTTCTTTCTGTGTAATTCTTTTCTTAGGTGTAAACATTAAACCACCTCATCGGTAAGCTCTGCACACATAAGATTCCAAGGAACAGTTCCGCCAGCTGCTTCATAGTTCTTATCAGCCATCTTTTGAGGTGTTACGCCTCTACCATAATGTCTAATGTTTTGATTTACAGGACTAATAACAATAGTTCCTTTTGCAAATTCAGAAGCTGGAGCTGTCTTTAAATAATTTGTTAATTTAGTCATAAAATCTTGGAATGGTGAAGTTTGTTGACATGTCATAACGATTCCGCCATTTGGCGAAGGCATCTTTGACACCATTACATGACCGTCACCAGCCAAGTCATCTTGTCGCATGTCATTAGGTCTTGAAACAGAAATACTCTTAAGACCTTGACCAGAGGCTACAAATTGACCTAATGCTGGATGTGATATCACTACCGAAACTTCTTCAAATGAATAAGTTGTGAAAGCCATTCTATTCCCTCCTATCTATTTACAAATACATTAATTTTAGCTGAATGAACTGCACCAGCCATTTTAGCCAAAACGCTAGTGTCTGGCAATTTTCTTGCTTCTCTATCAGCTTGAGATTGTGTAGAAAATGAATCCATTAAAACTACATATCCAAGAGGAAGAGTATCACCAAAAGCAATGTTTCCAATGTCAATACCTGTCCATATACCAGGTGCTATTGCGTTTCTATCAACTTGTTCGTCACAAGCACTATTAATTACTGAAATAAATTGAGCCCCACCAGAATCTGTTTGAGGAACTTTTAATTGCTGTAACAATAAGTTTGCAGTATTGTTCTGAATTCTTGCTGCAAGCATATCCAAATTAATAGTTTCATCAATAAATATTCCAGAAGGAGTTATTCCATTTTCAATCCAAATGAATCCTGATCTGTTAATATAAACATTACCATTATTGTTTTGTATAGCTGTAACTTCTGCAGTCGTTAAAGCATCAGCTGCAATTCCTATCTTTTGCTTAAATTTCATTGTAAATGATGGTTTGTCAAATCCAGTTAGTCCCATAGCAATACCCATTGTAGCAGCTCCAGCATATTCAGCAGCTGAGTATTCTGCAAAAGTACGTCTATAATTTAAACCGTTTAAGGTTTCCATCAAATTTCCTGCTGTTCCAGCTGGAATGTCAGCAGAATCAGAATCAGCAAAATAAATAGAATATTGTTCAAAAGCTTCTACTACTAAAGCGTTAGCTTCAATTTCAGCATCTTCTACATCTGTTACATAAGCTGAGTACCAATCTCCATTAGAAACTCTACAAGCAGCAAGAGCTTCGGCAGAAGTTTCTGCTCCAGTTGTGTCCCATCTTCCAATTACTATGTTAGTTGGTTGAGGTGATTGAGCAAAATATATTGTTGCTGCTTCTGCTTCGGGATCTGTTGCAGTAAATCCATCGGCAATCATTTCAGCAACCGATGCGTAAAGCTTGGTTCTATCAACTGCCGCAATGACTGTAGATGCTCCAACTATTAGACCTAAGTCAAATTCTTGAACGCCTACAGCTGCAGGGGAAGTTATTATATCTACTTCTATTACAGGTGTTAATGGTAAATTAGACATTTATTATTCTCCTTTCGTCATCATCTGCGATAACTTCGAATTCAGCACTTTCAATTCCATCTATTGTTATTTCAGTGCTTTCTAAAGCATACATTATTATAGAAAAATCAGCTCTTTCCCACCATTTACCCTCAAAATACTCAGGATTTCTAATTACAGATGATGGTTTTATAACAGGAAATATGTTTTCGGCTTTAAGGTTTAAAGTTTCATTTCCAGCCATAAAGCTAACTCTTATTCTTTCAAGGTTTTCGGATGCAGATGGACCATAAGCTATTAAAGCTAATGTTATGACTCTTGTGTAAGATGTAACCGATTGAACCTGACTATTGTCAGTATAAACATTTTGATCGTATGGGTCTCCGCCTGAATAAACTCTCATAAATGTTATATCATCAGTAATCAAGAATCCCGGTTGACCATCTGTAGGAAACGACCTTCTTACTTTGTCTTGAGTTTCAGGAGCGTTTGGATCCAGTTCAAGCATCGCTACTATTGAAGCCCATATAAGTTCTTCGTATGTTTTTATAGTACGAATAGCCATATTAAGCCCCCTTAAGCCTTACACATATAGCAGATGTAAATCCATTAACAACTCTATTATCTACAGTTAATACTTGCCATTTTTCACCAGTGCTAGATATTATCTGGTCTGGTGTTTGGTTTTCTGTAGGAGTCGCTCCCACAGTTGCGCCTTTAAGCTGTATTGGAGTAAAGAACTTTTTTAAACCTTTTGTTCTGTCACCCTCTGGCACCTGTAAAACTTCCTCATCTGAAACACCAGCTTCAATTCCAACTGTTGATAATTGCGTTGGTGTTCCTTGAATCCATTCTCCAGCTGTCCAAGAACCACTAGTTCTTAATACAGTTAAAGGAAGGGTATTACTAAGCCTTGGGCTAACAACAACCCTTGTTAATATAACAGGCATAAGCTTTTACTCCTTCCTTATCACATAATTTATTGCATTTCTTAATTGACCTGTATCTAAAAGAGGTTTAGGATCAGTAGAACCTTTCTTCTCTTTAGCTTTAATTGTATTAGGTGCATTAGCTGGCCAGTTATTAGCTGGATTGTTGAACCAATCTCTAACTATGCCTTGTGAGAGTAAACCCAACTTTTCAAGCTCTGCATTTCCCTTTTCCGAACTTTCAAGAAAACCTTTAGCAACCTTTTCAAATTGTTCATTAATTAGTTTTGCGTTTGCTTCGTTCTCTAAAGCTGGTTCAATTATAGGCCTTGGTGGAATTCTCCAGAGTGGAGAACCATTAGTAGTTATAAAAGCTTGATATGCTTTGCTGTATGGCATTCCAGTTGAATCCATTTCGTTAA